ACATAACTATTTAGACTTAAATGATGAAAATTCTTAGTGCGGAGTTGGCAAACAACTCTTTCCCATAAAGAACGAATAAATGCGTTGACATATGCATTAATGCCTGTTACAATAAGACATAATCAAAAATGTAAAAGGAAATACACATGAAAACGAATCCACACTATATTAACATGATAATTAATTTTAGTATCATGGCGACATTAGTATACGTTGCAATACAAGTAAGTTAAAAAGAAATTGAAGAAACGATAGGAGACTAGTAAATTGAATAGGATATCATTCAATCTAAATGATGAGTGTACTAACACCACCGAGTGCAGACGCGATAGTTCCATAAGTGATTCAAACATACTAGTTCCATCTTTTCCGATATGATACAAACGATACAAGAACGCATAAGACAAAGACGATCCCAAATGTTAGTTCATTCATATATTTACTATGAGCTAGATGATAATATAGTAAGTGATCATAAATGGCAAAAATGGGCAGATGAGCTAGTTAAATTACAGATAGAACACCCAGCTGACATAGGGTTTTACGATAAAGAGTTTAAAGGATGGACAGGAGCTGGAGGATCACATTTACCATTAAGAGAACAATGGGTAATGAATAAGGCGAATATATTAATCCACAAGGAGAATACATCCGAGTAGCTCTTTAGACTTCTGTATTGATGTACAATTTAAGGTGCTGACTGCCTGTGTAGGTAAGGGTATAAGAGGTGCTAAGCAGGGGTAATGCTCAGAGGGCATAGATATCGGAGAGAAGCTATAAAGGCTAATAAAAACTAGCAGTAGTTGTGCTTAAAGTTTGACAGGCATCGGCAATTATCCTAGTCATATCAACTAATTATAAAGAAAATAACAGAATAGCTCAGAAAGGCGTTGACAACCCCAGCTCAGCCTGGTATAATAGCTATTGTAACACAGAGAATAGAGCATAGGAGTAAGTATGAGTAGTAACGTAGAGGTATTAGACCAGATGGAGGAGTCTTTCTATAAGTGCCAAGACATACTGGGAGATTTACCAGACAATGAGTATGGGCGGGCACTACGCGTAGTCTATACAGAGAGGTTCAATAGATGTGATGAAGCTATAACTGAGACAATCAAACAGTTCGTTGGGTATAAGGATACATGGGAAGAGTTTAGGCCTAACATTGTGAGAGATAGCTATGGAGCTATACTGGAGAGATCAGGCTTAGGCAAAGATCAGCTGGATTTCTTTGAAGATAATGAAGATGGATGCTAAATAGGCGTTGACAAGCTGCTCATGGTATGGTATACTTACTTATAATCAGAGAGAGCCCTAGTTCTTTAAGGATGGATGGTCGGCAGTAAAAGTTCCTCAATCGAGGTGCCGTGTGATGTAGGGTAAGGTTCTCTCTGAATATGCCTTTTAGAAGTATGGGGGCCTTTAGACTGGCGGGGCTTATGCAATCTATAAATGCAATATGAACCTAGAAAGAAATAATGGCCGGCCCCTAAAACTGAGAAGTATTTGATTTAACTTCCCTAGAAATATATTATGAAGGATAAATATGAGAGTGATAAGCTAATGGGTGGTATGCATTTACTTCCTGCGTATTGGAATGATAACAATACACGAAAGAGAAAGAACAGAAAGAAGACCGCTAAGATGATTGAGGCAGAACATCAACATGCAAAGTTTCTAAAGAGTGTAGGGTATGTCGCACAAGATAAGCCCCCACCCCCTAAACCTGAGCGACCTTATAAACAAGTATCCCCATGTATCGGTGTATGTGAAATCAAGCATGGTATATGTATTGGATGTGGTCGTACTCTGAGACAGATCGAAGACGCTGGTAAGAATATCAAATCGTATGGTTGGGATGCATGTCTGAAGAAGACCCCCAATGTAGCCTCTGGGAATTATGTTCTTGGTCAAGCGTATAACAAGGGTGGGTTAGTTGTCTTATCTACAAAAGAGGCACTCGACCCTTCCACAGGCAAACGCCGATGAACCATTGGTATATGTATCTGGTGCTTTGTTGGTCTTTGAGTATGATAGGAATACTAATGATGATAATGGAGATATAAGGAATGAAAGAAATATTGATAAAGTCTGAGGGTTCTCCTTCTTTACTACAAGACCCTAAGCTTGGAAGTGCCCCTCTGGAATTTGATGTTGTACAAGGGGAGAAGGTTACAAGACCTCATGAAGAATGGTATCGTAAAGGATATGGCACAGAGAATGTTGGGCCGTTCCTTCAATCCCTTATGGCACTCTCTCGTCCTACAAGGATACTAGAAGTTGGTATAGGGTATACCACACCGTTTCTTGTAGAGGGATTAGAGAAAAACGATAATATATTATTTGATGGAAATTGTGATCCAAATTATTTCGAGAAAACATATGATCCTAAAATGGTGATCATAGACGATTATTCCTTGGATATGTCAGAGAGCGTCGCAGCCGTTTCGCAGCTCGAAAAAACCTCAAAGAGAGTCGAAGTGGTAAGAGGGAAGTTTCAAGGACGGGCGAAAGAGCTAGAGAGAAAGTATGGTAAGTTTGACTTTGTATGGTTTGATTGTGGTGGCCCGCCTGAATACGAAGAGTTTATGAAAGAGTATTGGGATATCTGTTCTGAGTATGTAATCTTTCACTTTACTTATTTTAAAGGACAACCAAATGATAACATGGATGCAATACTAAATAACGCTACAGGTTCAGCGTTTCGTATGGATATAGTCGAGCCTCATAAGTCGCGTCAAGGTAGTTTAACAATGTTTAGAAAGGTGAACGCAATATGAGTATACTTAAAGATATAGGAAGATCATCAAAGTTTAATATGGAGAAGCTTGACATCGCAACTTCTCAACCTATCGTTACCTGTAAGATTCCAAACTTTACAGGACGGCCAAAGAATATGGGCGGATTGAATCATAGAGTCGAGCCAGAGCCAGATCGTCCTAGTCAAGATATATATGATACATACCCTAATCAAGATGTTCTTTGTGAAGTAATTGAAACTCATATAAAAGACTTTGCAAAAACCGAACTAAGGAAACTAGCTAGTAACGTGACTGGCGGAATGTCTTCATGGTATCTTCATAAGGAAAGTGAACAAGTAAAATTTATAGCTGACTATGCAATCGATATTGCAAGTTCAATGTCTGCAAAGGCTAATAGTAATATGACATTACATACCGATGAATGTTGGGGGGTAATATATAAAGAAGGTGACTCAACCAAAGAACATAATCATTGGCCATACTTATGGGCATGGGTATACTATGCAAAATGTTCTGATGAAAGTGCGTGTCTTATTTTTCCAGAAGCGAAGATGAGTTATGAACCAGAAGTCGGAGAGATGATTGTATTCCCTGGCTGGTTACGTCACTATGTTCCAGTTTCAAATGAAAAGGAAAAACGGATTATCTTAGCTGGTAATATATCGTTTAGACCTAATGTAACTACAACTTCAAAACTAAATAACAAAGAAATCGGTCAATGGTAATATATAGGGGATAGGTGTTATGGTAGCACAACTGGCTCCAACCCAGTAAGCGAGGGTTCGACTCCTTCATCCTCTGCCAATCCTTATAAATAACTGTAGGGAGATTAATATATGGCTGTACTCGATTATATGGGGCTGGACGGTTTCGTCTGGTTTACTGGTGTTGTAGAAGACCGTAATGATCCACAACAACTTGGTCGTGTCAAAGTTCGTTGTCTAGGATTTCATACGGACGCTCTTGACAAAATTCCCACAGAGAACTTACCCTGGGCTCACGTTATGCATCCAGTTACCGATCCAGCTATGCATGGTATGGGAACTACTCCATCTTTTTTAGTTGAAGGTAGTTGGGTTGTAGGGTTCTTTAGAGATGCAGAAACAAATCAACTTCCTATTATTATGGGTACACTACCTGGCATCCCTCGTAGTCCTGCTAATTTTCAAAAAGGATTTAATGATCCTCGTCATAAACTTTCAACTCAAGTCGACCCTGCTGGTAAGAAACGATATGCAGCTGAAGATGCTGACGGAAAAACTAGTAATCCAGGCTATGGGCCTTATCCTCTAGGGGGATTTGTAAATGGTGTGGATGATAAGGATGGATTATTTTCCAGATCATCTGGACATACAGTTGGGGAATCAGATACAAACCGTTTAGCTCGTAATGCATCTCATAGTATGATTAAAAGTAAAGATGATGCAACGACTAAAGATGTTCCTATTGCTAACACCTCTGATCCCAATACAGTTTCTAAACAGATAGAATGGGATGAGCCTCTCACAACTGATCTTACAAAAAATAATAATAAACGATATAACGCAGCTTATCCACATAACCATGTATACGAAACAGAGTCAGGCCACATAAGAGAATACGATGATACCGTAGGATCAGAAAGAATATCTGAATATCATAAAACAGGAACATTCTATGAAATAGATGCAGATGGAAATAAACATACAAGAATTGTCGGAAACAATTATGAGGTTATAGCTGGTACAAATTTTATTAATATTAAAGGAGATGTTAATCTTACAATTGATGCTAATTGTAAAACATATATTAAGGGTGATTGGAACATACAAGTGGATGGTGATTTAACTGAAGTTGTTAAAGGCACAATGACACAAACCGTTACAGGTGCTGTTACAGAAACTTATAGTGATATAAAAAATGAAACTGTTACAGGTGCTGTTACAGAAACTTATAATAATGCTAAGACTGAAACTGTTACTGGAGAAGTATCGGAAACATACAAAGCAAATCAAACAACAAATATTACAGGTACACAAAAACAATATGCAACAGCGGAGATTGACGAACAAGCTCCAATCATTAATTTAAATAAACATTTGTAGAGTCTAGCTATGGCACATGAATTTATTATCATGGACAACGATTTAAAATTAACAACGTATACTGAGTACGAGGATATAAATCTTGGCTCACTATTACATGTAATTAAATTTTTGCCCGACTTAGGTACACTCATTGATTCAAATGAAGTAGTTCTTGAGACACAACCAACTAGTACAACTACAGGTGCAACGACACTTACTATTTTAGATTCTTCTGTTAATGTTTTACAATCTATATTTGGTGCAACTACAGCAACTGCTGATCTAGATAACTTAAAAATAATAAATTCAGCAGGTACTACATTAAGAACATTATTTACTGTTGCTAGTGGAACAGATTTTGCAGTAGTTGATGATACATTTACTTTTAGTAATGTAGAGTTTACGGATACTACAATTACTATTACCGTAGATGAAGGATCAGTAACAGGATTCACTAAATTAGTACCAGAAAATTTTGGGGATGGATTAGAAAATCATATAGTATTGGAGACAGCCTCGGATACTCAAGTAGACAACCACTACCACAATCCGACAGCAGCTCATCATGTAGCTGGTGATGGACATACAGAAGAAGAACATAGGGAGATTTCCTTGTGGCCTTTCAAGTTAGCAAAATTAATAGAATTGGAGAAAGCAAATGCCAGCAGTTTGTAGAGGAGACAGCACAGATACAGATGTAGTACATTGTAGCACTCCGAGTAGAAGTGGAAGAAGTGATAATGTTAAAGTTAACGCAATTGGTATATCTAGAGCGGGTGATCTTAATACATCTCATCTTCTACCAGCAGCTGTATGTGTAGCTCATACTGCCCCTATTACAACAGGGTCTACAAAAGTTTTTATTAATGGAAAGGGATGTGGAAGAATAGGCGATGCAGTATCTTCTTGTACTGTAGTAGGTTCTGGCAGTCCTAACGTATTTGCTGGTGGTTAGTTGGCCAACGCTGTATAAATAAGAGTGTAGGAGTATAACATGGCAACAGCTAGAAATGCTGGGTATGATGGTTCATTAAATAATAATAGTTCGCGTGATCCAGCAGGCCCAGGAACATATTCAGATTTAGACCTCTTTTTTCAAAGGAGAAGTTCTGACTCCGATATAAATAAGATTAATAACATACAAGCTGTTAAGCGTTCTATTCGTAATTTATGTTTATTAGATTATTATGAAAAACCTTTTCATCCAGAAATTGCTTCTGGGATAAGAGGAATGTTGTTTGAAAATATGACACCTCTCACGGCTCAAATTTTAGCTCGTCAAGTAGAGGATGTTATTAATAACTTTGAACCTAGGGCAAGGTTGGTTGGGGTAAAAGCTATACCAGACTTAGATCGTAATGCATATGATATTACCATAGAATTTTATGTGGTCAATGCCCCCACAGAGCTGGTTGAACTCAGCATACTATTAGAGAGATTACGATAATGATAAATCAAAAAGTAGATGTAACAGAATTAGACTTTGATGAAATTAAAGATAATCTAAAAGTTTTCCTAAAAAATCAAAACCAATTTAAAGATTATGACTTTGAAGGTTCTGGTATGAGTGTTCTTCTTGATACACTTGCATACAATACACACTACTTAGGTTTTAATGCAAACATGCTTGCAAATGAAATGTTTCTAGATAGTGCAGCTTTAAGATCAAGTATTGTATCTCATGCAAAAACTTTAGGTTATGAAGTATCTTCTTGTGGAGCTCCGATGGCAAAGATTAGTGCCTCACTAGCTACAACAGATGCAACTAAGGTAATGCCAGCAGGAACTAAATTTACTACTACAGTAGACGGAACAAGTTTTCAGTTTGTAACAGCAAATTCATATTCAGCAGCTAATGCTGGTAACTCTATTACATTTGATGAAGTTGAAATTTATGAAGGATCGTATGTTACTACTAGATATACTGTAGACAATTCTGATCCAGATCAAAGATTTCTACTAACAGATAACCGAGCAGATACAAGCACGATAACTGTTCAAGTACAAAATTCTTCATCTGATACTATTCTTGTTACATATACTAAAGCTACAGACATATCACAGTTAACTAAAAATGCAACAGTATATTTTTTACAAGAAATTGAACAAGGTAAGTTTGAAATTTATTTTGGTGATGGTGTTGTAAGTAAAAAAGTTCAAGACGGTAATATTGTTATATTAAAATATGTTGTTACAAATAAAACTGCTGCCAATGGTGCAAACCTATTTACAGCTCCAGCTGCAATCGATGGTGTTACAGGAATAACTCTTACACTAGTAGCAGCTGCATCTGGTGGTTCAGAACCAGAAACATTAGATTCAATTAAGTTATCTGCTCCTCTTGACTATGCAGCTCAAGGCCGTTGTGTAACACGATCTGATTATCAAGTGTTTGCTAAAAAATTATTTGCGAATACTCAATCCGTATCCGTGTGGGGTGGAGAAGATGGAAGTTATGATACAAGCTTAGGTGTCGTATCTACTCCCCAGTTTGGTAAAGTTTTTATATCAATAAAAACAAATACTGGACAGAATTTAACAGCAGCGCAAAAGACAGCTCTTGTTAGTTCATTTAGTCCATTTACTGTTGCATCAATTACACCAGTTATTGTTGATCCAGAAACATTAAGTTTAATTTTAAATTGTACATTTATGTATGACTCAACAACTTTGGCTGGTACTAAACCAGATTTGGAAGCTGCTGTTCTTGCAAGATTAACTACATTCAATGATGATGAATTAAAATCTTTTAATAAACCATATAGATCATCTTATGTACAAGGATTACTTGATGATGTTAATCCATCTATTTTAAATAATACAACAAGTGTTGTTCTGGCAAAGAAGCTTAAACCAAAAATAGGTACAATTATATCTTATACAGTTCAATACAGTAACCCATTAAGTAATCCTCATGATGGTCACCTTGGAGCGACTGGTGGTATCGTTGCATCAACAGGATTTAAAGTTAATGGTAATTCTACGCAAGTAGTTTATTTCGATGATGACGGTCAAGGCAATTTACGAATATATTATCTTACAGGTGCGATAAGAACATACACTAATTCAACAGCAGGAATAATAACTTATAGTGAAGGCAAGCTTTCTATAAACTCAATAAACATAACCGCGGTTGAGAATGTTGATAATGTAGTTTCAGAGAGTATTAGGATAACAGTAAAACCAGCTTCACAGGATATTGTTCCTGTTAGAAATCAAGTGTTGGAAATAGATTTAGTTAACACAGTTATATTAGGATCAATTGATTCCGCTGCATCTACAGGTTTGGGTTATACAACCAATACAACAGGCACAGGTGCTACTACAACTATAAACACTACATCAAGTGCAACTACAACTTCGGCGTATTAAAGAATGAGTGAACTAAGTTCAAAATTTATAACTAAAATTTCTCCTTTAATTGAAGGTCAAGTACCAGACTTTGTACAAGCAGAGCATCCTATCTTTGTGGATTTTGTTAGAGATTATTTTAAGTTTTTAGAAGCATCGAAGATGCAACTTACCGCTGCAGCTGATTATATAAAATACGAAACAGAAACTATATCTTATATTTTATCTGAAGATGATGGGGATAGAATACTTGCAGAAAAAGGTTCTGGAACTCTAGGCCAGTATGAAGCTGGAGAAACTATTAAAGGTAGTTTGTCTAACGCAACGGCTGAAGTTCTGGTTGAAGATGTTCGTAACGGTATACTTTATACTTCATCCAACCATGATTTTATTACTGGTGAATCAATTATTGGATTAACATCAGCAGCCACAGGCGTTCTTACAAAGGTTAGGTCTAACCCTGTTCAGACTATTCAACAGTTATTAGATTATGCTAATGTTGACAACACCATCTATGATTTCTTAGATAAATTTCGTGATTCATTTATGGAAGCAATTCCTCAAACATTAGCCACTGGTGTATCT